TAATTGGTCTAATTGGATACTGACTTCTTCAAATCGGTATTCAGGTTTGCTGTATTTCTGAGCGTAATAAATAGATAGCTCAGTTACCGCATCTGGATCGCTCATTAGCAAGCCGGTCACAGTCAGGTTTCTAACACCATACTCGCCGGCGGAATCAGTATCAACCGACAAAGCTGTTCCGGCGGCTACTGAACCAATTTCTATTTCGTTGTATAGAAGCTCAGATCCATAAACAACTTTCATACCGTAGTAAGGGATACCGGTGCCATCGTCAGCTAGGGTCACCCCACCACTAGTTGGTGCGGTGCGGCGATCGCGGAACACCACATGGCCATTACCGCCTACGAACAACGAACCAGGTTCGCTAGCCTCAACAGTTTTTAGGTAATCTAAAACATTGGTTGCGTCCGGTATAACATCAGCGCCTAGATCTTGAATACCAGTTTCAATAGATCTTTCTGAGATCGGCCAGGCTACATCGGCGCTAGAAAGGATGACGTTGATACGCTCACCGGTCTTTTGCGGTGTGGCTGTGCCGCCGGTTAGAGTTTGCGTAGTAAAGAAGCTAAAAGCATCTGAACAAGCGGCGCTAGCGGTATTGTCATTGTTCGGGTCATAGTTGAGGTTCCAGTCATCAACCACTCCCCAGAAAATGTAATTACCAGCAGAGCTTATGCGTATAGATCGGCGAGGAATAATCTGGCCGTAATAAGGACTGGCCTCATATTCGGGATCGAAAGTGCGGTCTTGATTATTGAAAACGACATTTGCCAATCCTGTTTCATAAGTATCTAATTCGCGGTTCTTGCCTCGCGCAATACTTATGGACTTGACCTTACTAGTGACGTCATAAAAAAGCGTTCCGGCCAATACCCAATTTGGATCGTCTAGTTTGCCCGATACTGGATCGTCTAAACGCAAAAATGGGCCACGACCAGTATCAGTCAGATCGAAACCAATTTCTACTAACGGCTGTGGTACTGGCATTAGATGGCGGCTCTCTGAGTCCTGATAGAGCCACCGGCACCTACGTACTGGCTAATAGCCTTAGAAATGTTGCGGCCTACCTGTGCGTCGGATTGGGTTTGATCCGTTTTCACATATTGGTAGATGATAACTTGCTTTGGCTGTTGTGGTGTTATTGGGCCAACCGGCGTAGTTGGTACTACTGGTGTTGGTATTTCCGGTGTAGGCAACTGAGCCGCTAGTGCTACTTCTTTGTATTTAGCGATTAGCTCGTCTAGCTTCAACATAAACTTATCTACCGTAGTACCCATCGCACCATAAATACCATCAAATTCTGCTAGATCTTCTTTCAGGGTTTCTTTGATCTTTTCTAGCGAGGCCACTAACGCGTCATTGGCTTCTGTTAGCGCTAGATCGAACTTTTCTTGTTGATCTATTAGCGCCTCGGTAAGCTCAATTTGCGTAGTGGCGTAAAGATCCTTTAGCTCTTGTGTGGCTAGACCTTGCTTGCCATAGATTGCTGCTGAAAGGGTATCCATACCGGTATTGGCGGTAGTTTCTACCTCTAAGAAAAGTTTCTTTAGCTCGGCTTGGGTTTCCGGGGTGCTCTTTAGGATCGCCGCCGCAAGTTCGTTTCCGGTAGTGGTGCCGGCTTGAACAATTTGCTCAATAAATGTTTGCGTAAAACCAGCGGCATTTAGAGCGCCAGCGTTAGTTAGTAGTTCGCGCTGACCTTTTAGCTTTTCTGTAAGTCCTTTGACCAGATTGCCCACAGAACGCGTATCCTCGACCTGAAATAGGTCGGTGAGGGAAATAGTCCCAGCGCTTCTGAAAGCGTCTGTAAGCCGCCTACGTGACTGCTCAGCTATGTCTGCCAGGCGCTTGCCGAAGTCTAATTCGATCTTCTCTACCGTTTTGGTGTTATCTAGGCGTAGCTTGGTAGTCGTATCGTTGTATTGTTTTTGCGCGGCCGTTAGATCTTTTTGGGCACGCTTGATTAGATCTTGAACCTTTTTGAACGCTTCTTCACGCTCACGCTTAGCCTTAGCCGCCGCGCTTTCGCCGCCGCCACCAAATAGATTGGGGGTCGTAGTGGTAGTCGTTGTTTTAGCGTTAGGAGCCGTAAAGCCCATAGCGGCATTTCTAAAGCGGTTGAGTTCGCCAGCGGTGCTAGAAATTTCATTCTTTAGGCCGGTTAGCTTGATGTTGTTGAACCGGTTGATCTCGCCGTTAGTACCGGCGGCCATTATGCCCATACTCTCTAGCTGAGCGGTTACGCTAGCGATACCATCACGAGCTAGTTCTTTATTGGCCTCGGTGCCATTTTCTAGCGCGTATTGGTATTGGCCGAGTAGTCGTTTTAGATCTTCTACGCGGCGAGCTTGCTTGATCTGGGCTTCGGTTAGACCCTCAGTATTGACCTTAGATCCATAAACCTCATTTGAATAATCGGATAGCGATTGAACAAAAGAAGCCGCACCAATAGCGAGCGCCGCCCAGGGCAGAAGTCTTAGAGCTGTTGTTAGTCCGGTCGTGGCTACGGTAACACCGGCAGTCTTGGCCGCCATAATCTGTAAGGCCGCGTTGTATAGCGCCGTGGTAGTTGTCGCGACTTTAGTAACGACAACGAAACCACCAATCGCGATAACAAGGTTGGCGATCGCCTCACGATTAGCAACCACAAAGCCGACAAAATCAACAAAGCCTTTGACTAGATCTACTAGAGCCTGAGCTAGATCCTTGATGGTTTGAGTTCCTTGTGGCGAAGCTAGCCAATTAGTAAAGTCTTGGATTGCCGGTAATACTGACTCACGCAAAATAATTGCGACTTGTTCAGCGGCCGCGCCTAAGCCTTGTTCTAGCTCAGGGGTAATCTTTATGATTTCATCTGTAAAATCTTCAAACACCGGCAAAAGTTGTGCGCCAACAGTTTCTAGAATGTTCTCGAAAGCTAGCTTCATCCGATCACTAGCCTTAGCCGTGGCCTGGGCAGTTCCGCCAACCTGTGTTTCGATCGCGCCGAGGATTAGATTCTGAGCCTCTAAGATCTTTCCGGATTCAACTAGAACCTTGATCTTTTCTTTTTCTTGTGCTGTGAAAGTTACGCCGGATCGCGCTAGGGCAGTAATTCCCTTGATTGGGTCTTGTAGCGCTTTACCGAGCTGAGTGGCGTTGCTTTCAGCGGATCCGAAACCGGCGGCCGCTAGATCTAGTGCCGCCATAGTTGCGCGGTCAAAAGAACCACCAACATTGTCGGCTGTCTTAGCTAGCTCTTTGAAAGTAAGTAGTTTCGCCTGAGTTGCCTTGATAACTTCACCATCAACACCAACTAGAACTTCGTTCTTTTCAGCAAAGTCGATTAGTCGCTGGCTAACCTTTTCGGTTTCGGCACCAAATAGGTTCATAGACTTAGCGACTTGTTCTAGACGTCTATTAGCTTGTGCGACATTTTCAGCGGCAGAGATTGAGTCAGAGCCGAACTTGATTAGTCCGATACCGACTGCGGCAGTAGCAACACCAACCGCGGCTAGCGCTTTCTTAGCTTTGTCACCAAAGTTAGCCAGTTCTTGTTGTGCCTTTTTGAGGCCTCTCTGGTCATACTCGGCCGCGATCTTTATGCGTATAGCCATTAGTTATCTTTCTGCGCTATGTAAGTGGAAGTTTCTTGACCAAATTCTTCAATGATCCGAATAATTTTCTTTTGAATATACGGCATACGGCGAACCAATGCCTGAAAAGCGTAACGACCTGGCTTAGGAGTGTGATTAGCCGGTAGGTGATTATTTAGCATTTTCACGAAAGCCGCGCCTTGACCGCGTTGCGGAGTAACAATGTTGTTCTTAGAACTATTGACGCGTGTGAAAGTTCTAGAAACACCGCCCACTCTAGGCGCGTTGATACCAGCTAATTCGGCGTAATCGAAACCGAACTTTTGATTACGGCCAGTAGCCTTGATAGCGATTAGTAGGTTCTTGCCGCCGGATAACTTGTCAATGTCCACAGTTGCCTCGTTCCAAGCAGAACGGCCAAAGTGAAAGAAACCGGTATTTCTAGCCTGCTTTAGTAACGGCGTGGTTTCCTGAATAACCCGAACAACCTTGGCGCGATCTTCTTCTGTGGCGGCTCGCATACGATTACGGAGCCTGGGAACTAGCGACTTATCGAACTTGTTGAGTTCGCGAACGGCCGCTTGTAGGCCGATAATCTCAATTTTCGTATCTAGTTGCTGTTCCATAAAACTATTGTAGCGCTAGCAAAAAATTAGTTTTTTGGCGGTAAAGCTCTAGCAACTAGGTAACGGTAAATAGTCCAAAGCATACGATCATCTAGCGCAAGTAGTTCGCGTGGGCTGATGCCGGTTTCTACGGCGATACTGGCGATATACCAGTGCGCTGAACTATCGCCTAGCCCTTTGATTTTGGGTCAGCATCACCAGCGCCAACTGTTTCAATCTTTTCTAGCCACTTCTCAAAAGGATCGGTAGTAGCACCAGTTCTTTTCTCTGAGTGCCAAGCTAGGAAATACAGGTAACTTACTTTGGGATCGTTGCCCAAAGAAGCGATAGAAACACCAAATTTTTCTTCAAATGCAACCATGTCGGCGGCGTTGGCAATAATGTCCTTGCCAACACCACCGTCATAGTCAATGTGTAGGTTTATTCTCATACGAGTATCGTATCAGATTTACGCGGTGACGTAGGTAACTGGGCCAGTTGTTGGGAAAGTCACCGAGAAAGTGGCTAGGTCGCCAACGGCACCAGAAATAGGGGTAAAGCTATTTACTAGAACAGTTGCGGTGTATTTAGGCGTCGCTGAGCTAGCCGCAGTACCGTTCGCCGCGATCAGGGTTACAGTTCCGATTGTGCCAACTAGATCCTGGAAAGTTCTAGATACAGCACCAACACCGTAATCGTGGTGGAAGTCTAGGGAAACTGTTCCCGACTTTAGCCCACCGATAACTTCGGTCCAGCCTGAGCTTCCGAAGTCAGTAACATCAACTTCAGCGGCGTTGATAACTAGCTCTGCTCTAGCTACGGATCCGCTAATGTCTGTGCCGTTGAAAGTGACAGTTGTTCCTGTCGCTACGAACTTTGGCATATGGTTTTCTCCTTATACATAAACAGCGACTTGAAAATCTGCCGCCAGGTAAGTTTGGTCATTTATAGTTATTGCTCCCACGTTTGGCATAGATTCGCAGACTACATCGCTAACTACTCCGCTGAGGGTTCTGTTCGATTCTACACCCACTTTGACGCTTGAACTGCCGACTGGGTTTACATACAGATCTAGGGTTCTTTGAGCGTGTCTTTCACTAGCGCGGCCAACTATCACCTGAACAGTGAAGTTGTATTTAGCACCGAAGCGCATATCTGTATGGTAGTCAATGCTACTGAGCGCGATCATAGCCATTGGCGGTTGAGGATTGTCTATGACTTCTTCGGCCACGCGCAATCCTGAAATAGTGGCTAAGTTAGCGCCTAACCCATCTCTAATCGCGGACAGATCTGCCATTTACGCCATCCTAATCCGGCGATACGGCGCGAGGATCGAAGCAACGTCCGGATCTATACGGCTAACTCTAATCACACCGATTTCTCCGACACCGGCTACGCCTAGCGGTGAGTCATAGCGCTTGTATTGACGCTGACTGAGAATGATACAGGCTTGCTTTATTTCGCTAGGAACAGTTGCCCAGCCAAAAGTTCCGGTGACTTGAACAGTCGCTTCACCGCCGAAAGTTGGGAAAAGAAAATCGCCAACAGCGCGGATCTGGGTGTAGCTAACATTTAGTCCGCCGGCAATACCATTTAGCGGTTCTAGCTGATAATCGGTAGCCGCCCAAGTTGTGTCGTAAGTTCCGTCAATGTCGCTTTGAGTTCTAAGAGTAGTAAGGCTTACTAGATCGTCAATCTCGGTGATGTAGCTATCGTTCGGTGTATAAACCCTAGTGGTGGTTGTTGTATAGAAGCGGCGCTGACAATGTCCGTCTATCTGGCGTGACGCTGACTCAATCGCCGTTTCAATCAAAGTGTCATCAACATTGTCCGAAATACGCATAGCGGCCTTGACCTGAGCGAGGGTTGCGTAACCATTAGTAATTGCCATTGGGATCTCCTTAGGTATCCATTGTAGCGCTAGTCTGTCTGGCTAAAGTTGCCAGTAATTTTGCCGGCGGCGATCTAAAGACCAATGCCAAAGTCCGGCGTATTTTTGTTTGAAATAGTTTTCATTGTCGGCAAAAGTTCTGCGGTTCTGATTGTGTAGGTTGGGGTCGCTATTTATTGTGGAACTATTGTCGTGATGAACCACTACATCGGCATAGACTATCGCAATTTGCGCTTGAATACAGCGCCTCATATAGTCATTGTCCTCAAAGTAGATCGGGTATAGGTTCTCATCGAATAAGCCAATTTGCCTGACCACTTGCTCACCGATAGCGAAAGTCTGCCAGTAAGGAAATTCTTTACATAAGGTCACAGCGCTAGGGCTGGCCTCGGCTAATTTAGCTAACGCTCCAGGCTTGTATTCGGTATCAGCCGAACTAAAGAACCAAACCGGCTCAAAGGGTAGGAGTTTTATACCTAAGTTCCAGCTACCGGCTACGCCTTGATTAGTTGGCATATGTAATCTGCGAACTTCTTTGATGTTTGGATTTTCTATAATCTCGGTGTCGGCATTGCCGTTGTCTATGACTAGCAACATCTCGATTGGATAATCTATGCTGGCTACCATCCTGTTTAGCAGATCGTAGCGATTTAGAACCGGGACAATTAGTTTCATTTTAGGCAAGTAGTTTTTTTAGGGTCGGCATCCAATTATCAAACCAAACCTTTTCGACATCGAAGTCCTTAGCGAACTCACGCGCAACTTCGCTTCTGCCTTTACCTTTGGCGTAGGCTTCTTCTAGAGCATTGACTATTGACGGAACTTTGGGGATCTGCCACCACGCTTTTTGAGCACTATCCCATTGAGGTTGCCCATCCACTAACCAGCCATCACTAGAGATTAGATCCTCGCTAGCCGCCCAACCTGAGCCAATAACCCTAGTGCCACAGGCTTGCGCTTCCATAGTCGGTACGCCAAACCCCTCACCCATACTTGGCGCTAGCAAAACATCCATACCGGAATAAAGTGTTGCCATCATCTCATCGCTCACGCCGTAGCGATAATCGCGAGGATCAGGGAACATTACATCATCTTTAGATAGTCCGCACGCCGTAATTAGTTCTAGCAAGTTCCAGCCCGAAGCGTAGCCAAGCGGCTCGGTGTGTAAATAGAGAACTGCGTCTGGGTGCTTTTGCTTGAAGATTGAGAAAGCAAGAATGTTCTCGCTATAAGACTTTCTGTGAACAAGTCCGCTGGCCTTATTAGCGGCTACCATCCCGACTACGAACTTGTTTTTAGAACTAAAGTAATCTTCTATTTTCTGGCCATCTGGCAACTCAGTTCGCGGTTTGAACGCTTTGGTATCTATGCTGTGCGGAACGTAAGAGTGTTCTATACCTTTTTGGGTTAGCAGTTTAGATCCGTTTGGGGCCATAGTTATCGGATGAACATTCTCACGTCTTAGCCAAGCCTCGACTAGCGGTGGGATTGTTATGTGGTCAATCGGCACCCAACTAGCGATCTTTCTAACATCGGCAAATTTAGGTGAGTTGAATACCCAAACATCGAACAGGGTAATCATTAGGTCTTTTAGATCGGGATGTAACTTGGCCCAATGTAAGTGATCTCCTGGTGCTACATCGTTGCTATAACCATCGTAGCCGCGAGGGTAATGCGGTACTTTGCCGTAAGGCGTATTTAGATCCTCAAAGCGGCCATCTAATCCATAGTTGCTTAGTGCGGCAACATCTAGGCCGTGGCGCTTTAGGCGATCGACTACGAGCTTCGCTTGAACTCCGTAGCCAGTAGGTACTCCTGGGCTGTTAGACCAAAAGGTTACAGCGCCGGATAGTTTCTCAGTTTTGCGTGGGTCATTTGTGGGCATAGCCAAAGCATAGCAAAAAGAAACCCGGAGAGAGCTACCCACACACAAGCTCTCTCCGGGAATTTATTCTTTAGGGATTAGCTAGCCGCACCCTTGAAGAACTTGACGTGACCGCTGTGGGTCAGGTTTCCATCAACGCGCATTAGCACGCGGAAGGTAGTGGTGTCAGCGTTGAAAGCGTAGTCCGCGGACTGAGCGATTTGTAGGCCGCCAGCCATACGTACCTTGTAGCTTGGTAGGTGACCGAAAATAACAGACTTTGCGTTTGTCGCGGTGTCTGCCATTGCTGGGTTTTCTACTACGCGGAAGCCAGCGAAAGTATCTGGCTGTCCAACTCCGACCTGGTATAGGTAGTTACCAGCGGTGTCTTTTAGCTTGCGCATCTTGCCTAGTGAAGATCCGTTCAGCATGTAGCCAACACCTGGCAGTCTGCGAGCGGCTCCGTCTAGAGAGTAAGCAAGGTCAATCAGGTTGTCAGCGGTGAAAGCACCAGCAACACCAGTGCCACCAACTAGAGCAGAACCAGCGGCAGTAACAAGACCGGTTGGCTCAACTGTTCCAGTTCCTAGAGTTAGGCCGGTGTTTACAGCGTAGCCAAGTCCGTTACCAGCTTGCTCAGCAATTAGAGCGGAGATGTCGAAGCCGGCATCTGCGATCAGTTCGTTTGCTACCTGGACTAGGAATGAGTACTTGTATGCTCCGAGAGTGATCGAGCTGAAAGTTGGCTCGGACTCTGCGATTGCTGAACCAGCACCCTTGATGGTTGCGGTTGAGTAAGCAGTCAAAGTTGGGATTGTTAGAGATTCTCCAGAGGTCGTGTTGATGATCTCAGAGGTGTCTAGCATTGGACCAACTAGACGAGCAACAGCGAATACTTGGTCATAGAAGGACTTTGGTACTGTGTTGTCGCTTGGTACTAGTGTGCGCTTCTCGAAAGTTGCGCTACGCATTTCGCCAGTTGCGATTGCGCGTAGGATCTCCGAGTCGGAACGAACCTGCTGTGGTGCTGGGGTAGCGGTTGCGCTTGCCTCAGCTAGAGCGCGTGAGCGCTCCTCGTTACGCTGTGCTACTGCGATCGCCTCATCAGCGGCAGTAATGTCAGCTTCGATGCGTTGAATTTTCTCAACTTCATCCGCACGAAGTCCGCGCTTCTCTCCCTCAGCGAGGTCGATAACTTCGCGGATCTGCGAAGTCAGGTTTGCGCGGAGTTCCTGCTGTGCCTTTACAAAAGACATACATTCTCCTTAGTGATTATTTGTGATTTGCCGCCGCGCTGACGCAAGCGAACACCGACAGAGCTAACTCACTTTCGGCTGTCTTTTAGTGTATCAGAGTAGTTGATAGTAAAAGCACGAAAGCCACCGGGGAGACAATTCCGGTGGCTCTCGCTTCGGGCTGGCGGTTTTAGTTGGGGGAAGAAAGACCGCCTAGATCTTTAGTCCGCATTTTGGACTTTCTCGATGAAGTCGTAAACATCGTAAGGCCGAACTGCCCAGATCCTTAGCGCCGCCGCGAAAGAATCAGCGCTCGCGTAATCTAGGATGAAGTGGTCGGCGTTTATGTTATAGCCAATGTATTCTTCGCTGTATCCGATTAGGTCTAGGAATGCCCAATACGGAGTTCCGCTTTGATAGTTGTAATTTTGTGACCAGCTAACTAGATCGGCCAGCGGCTTTGCCCATTCCGGGGCATTTTCTAATACTTCGTGTAGCTCTACTACTTTTCCGTTCATTGTTTTTGTCCTTTCTTTTGGCCTAGCTAAGTAGCGCTCGGCATTGTTTCTTTAGTGATTTCCAGGCCATCCATTCGCCTCGGCCCATCATATACTCATCGAAATTGCCTGACCAACTATCAGCTTCCTCGTAGAGTTCTTGGATTTCTGCTTCTGTTGCTTCGATAATTATCGCGCCGTCTTTACGCGTAGATTTCGCCTCGCTTATTTTCCGGTAAATACCCATACCCTCAGCTTCTTCTATGTCGCGTGACCATAGTTCTCGTAGGTAAATCTCGTTTGCTATCGTGGCGGAGATTTTTACTTTCTTCATTTTTTGCCTTTCTTCCTTACACCTATTATAGCGCTTTTATCTAGTTTTCACTACTTTTTGGCATAAGTTATCAAATCGTTATTTTTACGGATCCCTCGTATTTAGAGGCCGGCAAAGCTAAACCCGACCGGCAGAAAGGAATAAGATCCGGTCGGGTCGCGAGCTGTTTTCTTTTAGCGGGTTTCGCTAGCCTTGGTTACTCGCGTTTCATTAGCTGATCGCGGCTCGTTGGTCGAAGTGGCCTTGCCCTCATCTGAGGACTTTTCGTCTAGCTTTGCGATCGCAGTTGCCCACTCATCCGCTAGCTCAACCACGAAACCAGTTTCAGGGTTGCCAGCTACGGCGAGAATAGTTGCTTTGATTTGTTCTTTAGTTGCCATTGTTTCCGCCAATCAGTTTTAGCTTTGCTTTCATTAGTTCTAGCATTTCCACATCTCCGTTTGCGGCTTGTTCTTCTGCCTTAGCGGTTTGAAGCGGTGCTAGTTCGTCAATTACTTTTCTTAGTAGTTGCGCATCATCGGTAGTTAGTTCAGAACCGCTTTCTAGTTTCAAGACAGCATCTGCCAACTGGTCACTATCTACGGCGGCGCGAGCGGCAACCTTATCTAGGCCACGAACAGAAGTAGTGCCGGCAGTAGCGGAATACGCTGGGAATGCCACAATACTTACTTCGTGAAGCCTTACCGACTTTAGGGTACGCGTGCGGCCGTCCGAACTCCACTCATCTCCGCCATCTGGCACCGAGAAGCCGAAAGACATTGAGTCAATGTCGCCGCGCTTTAGGAGAACTGCCGCGTCGCGACCAGTCGAAGTATCAGGCAAGATTGCTCGCACCCTTAGCCCATAGTTATCTTCTTCCAAGGTTAGCGTTCCAGCACGAGTAGATCCTAGAACCTCACCGGTTTCGTGGTTCCAAAGTAGCTTTATGTCATTACGGCCACGCTTTAGCGATCTCGTAAAAGCACCAGGGGCAATACGCTCAATAAAGGGTAGCGGCTCAGAATCCGAATTGAATACAGCGGCGTATCCCTCAAAGGTCATACCGCTTCCGTCCTCGCGGATCTCGAAAGATCCAGGCGTGGTGCGGATCTCAATTTTCGACATACTCTCTCCTTTCGCGCTAATTAGTGCGCGATTTTGTTCTTCTAGTCTAGTAACAACTCCGTCTGCGTAATCAAGTGCGCGTTGCGCGGCTCTCTTACTTGGCCCACTTCCCCAGAGCAAATGTGCTACGACACCAGCGCTAGGATAATTGTCTGAATTAGGATCGGCATCGGGACTGTCCAGATCAACCAAATGGCGAGCAATCCAAGCCCTAAGGCGAACCCACTTATCAGCAGTAACAGAACCGCTTGCCATAGCCCTAGCCTCGCTAATTGTGCGCGCAACCAATCCATCTCCACCTAGTCCTTCTTCGTAATAGCGCAAGCCTTGTCTAGCGGCCGCTCTCATATACGCCGGCGGCGTTAGATCGACTTGGCGAGTTTCCTCAAAATCGTCGTCATCTTCGTCGTCCGGTTCGTCCATTGGTTCTGGTAATTCGTCAATTCTTGTTAGCGTGGAAAACTTATGAGCCACAAACACATCGGTATCTTCCCAACCGCCACCCTCAACAGGTCTGTAAACCTGAATAAGTGCGGCCGGATCGTCAGGAGTTCCAGTAACGGATACTGAACTGTTTGGTACATCTATCGTGCCATTGGTAACAATCCGTTGTATTTCACCTCTAGCGCGGCCACCTGACGAGTTCCAAGAAACATAATCGCCAACTCTTAGATCTCCTGGCTTAGCTCTTTCGCCACCAGGCTCTAATCCCTCACTAATAGATACAGCGATCATCTGGTCAATAGCTCCTTGCTTTGTAGCGTGACAAGCTAGCAGTTCCCCATCTTCTTTGATAGTTGCCCAAGCCGAGCAATCAGGGTGACTATCGGTTATGTAGTACGGCATCAGTCTTGCCTCATAACTGCAACTTGAACATCATTGCGTAAGGCTACCGCCGTTAGACCCTCGCCTTGACCTAATTCGAGCTGTATTTTCTCGCCGCCGCGTAGTCTGATTGCGTTATAGGCAGGTCCATTGATCCATACGTCGTTGTAGCCGTTGTATTGTTCTGCCCAAGCGACTTGAATATGCAAGAAAGTGCCAGTTCCGCCTTTGTCGGTAAATCTAAATCCGTATTGAGTGTTTGGTTTGAGCGTGATAACTTGATTGCTTTGCACACCGCCGCCGTCTTGATTAGAAGCCGGAACAAATTCAGTAAAAATAACTGTTCCGCCAGTTACGGCTGTTGCCGCTCTAAGAACCGCGGAGTGATTATCGGATACGTTTCTGTTCAAGTTGCGTCCAGGCAAGTTCGATCCAGTTGTAGTTACAGTTGGACTTTCGATCAACTCGCCCAATACGCTAGAGGATTGCGCGTCAAACTGCCAAAACTCAAACTGCGCTCCTGTCGCGCCAGTTTGAAATGAGAATAAAGCTGTTCCGCCGTTTGCTATCTGAAAGTATTGGGTATAGACGTAGGTGTGACCCTCGCGAGAATAATCGGCTAAATTATTAGACGGTTCTAAGTTTTCTATCCATAAGAGTTGCGCATCTACCGTTGGTGCTGAAAGCGTTGCGCTAGCTGTGCCAACTGTGACTAGCTGTGTAGTAATAGCCATTAGTTCTCCTCGTATAATCCGATTGGATCAGCCGGATCTAAATTCGCTAAGTTTTGTAGCTGAACGCTTGGGATACCGGTGTGTCCGATTGGTGGTATGTCTAGCGCGGCTAGAACATCTTCCGGCTTGAAACCAACCTGAACTAGCTTCGCGGCCATACTTACGCGCTTGTCTTGTTGATTGATTGTGCTTGCCTCAACATTTACATTAGCTAGCGGAACACGAACTGTGTCGGCAGACGGATCCGGAATGATCCTTAGATCCTCTAGCCGGCGAACATCGTTGATAGTTAGGAAGCCGCTTTGTAGTCCGGTGCTGTAAGCGCTCATACGGCTATTTATGTCTGCTCGTAATAGGCCGTCAATGTTGAAGCGCAAGAAAGCGTCCGTGCCGTTAGGGGATAGTGCTAGTAGTGGCGAGAGCGCATCTTCGATCTTCTGAATAATTGGGCGAAGTCCGTGAGTTACCCACGCTAGGTTGTTCTGCTCTACGCTGGCGTAGCTGTTAGTTCCGGGCAATCCGAGTAGGTGCGGCGGAACATTGAAAGCACGAGCAACATCTTCAACTGCCATACGGCGAGAATCTATGAACTGAGCCTGATCATTATTGACGCTGGTTTCTTTATACTTAGCGCCGCTAGTTAGGACACCGGTCTTGTGAGCGCGACCCCAACCGCGGTGGCGTGAATCGAAAGACTGCGCTAGTTCGCGAGCTTGTTCAGCAGTTAGCTCATCTGGGAACTCTATAATTCCCTGAGTTGTCGCACCTTGACCAAAAAACTTAGCGGCGTACATTTCTAGCGCCATCGCCAAACCAAAGTTTTCTTTTAGTTGCTCTACGCGGCTAAGTCCGCGCAAGTATCCTGGACGAACCACGTCTGGTATGTGGATACATTCTTCCGGAGTTAGCGGTTTGTTTTCACCCTCAACCATAAATCGAACTTGGCCGTAGGCTTCGCGCTTGATCTCAACCTTGTTAGGGTTTAGAACAGTTAGATTTACAACCTGGCCGCGGCGAGTAAATACACGAATGAAAGCATTACCGTCAATTAGTAACGATACGATCGCTTGGCCATAGAAGCTAGCGCGAGTAGTGTCAATGTCCGGCTTATACACCCAATCTGGTCGAGGCCTCATCGGGAATCGGTTGCCGTTGGCTCTTACATAAGCGTCTAGCGGCAAAGTAGAAATGGTATCGCTAATTAGGGATACGGCAGAAAAGATTGCGTTGATGCGGAAAGCTGTTTCGGGGTTGATCTTGGTTGCCGAGGCGCTAGCAAAATCTATGTCATCGCCAGCCGCAAACAGAGTTTGATAGCTGATAGCTCTTTTCTCGAATAAATCCCTAAGCATTATCTACGCTCCAAACTAATCCCAATCAAGACGGTCAAAATACCGGCAACAATAACTCCGGCCGGTGGGAAAATAAGACCGACACCCACAGCGATTGCTGTCGCACCGGCGGCTTGTAAAATCATCGCTACCATAATCTCTATATGTAGAACTGCGGCACTTTTGGCGGTTCTACAATCTCCTTCATCTGTAAAGCGCGGTCTAAAGCTATGATACCAGCTACCGCCGCGTCAATCTTGCGTGGGCTGTGTTTATGCTCTTTGACTATGCGTGGGCCATACTGGTCAATCTTGATAACCGCATTAGACAAGTGCCTAGTCATAACTGGGTTACCATCGTGTTCAATTTTCTTTTCTTCTACGGCTTCATAAAACTTCTGGCAAGCCGGCACCATACGGCGAGCGCTAGTGCTAGGCCACTCTACAATCGGCACACCCTTTTCCATAAGAACCGCCATAGATCTTTGCCAGCGGAACGGATCGCAAGCGACTTCGCGGACTTTGTATTTAGAGCAAAAATCTAGGATCGCCGCTTCGACATCTAGGGTATCCACGCGCCAAGTATCGGGATCGCTAGGTTGCTTTTCCCAAACTTTTAGCATAAACATATACGGCTTGTCCTCTGGCGTTTCGGGGATAGTCGTTCCGACAACAACTGTACAGTCGCCATTGAAAGATCCATCGAAGCCCAGTATGTATTCGGCGTCAGGATCTAGCTCTCGCGGTGCGGCTAAATCTTCCCAATGGGTAGGGTTTAGCCAAGCGTTCTGCGAGCTTACCCATTGGTTACATCGCTTAGTTCGGAACTCAGCTTCGGGAGTTCGCCTAGCCATACTCTCAAAATCTTCGACATTGTTTAGATCGCCGTATCCAGGATTAGCAACTGCCCAAGTTTCAGGATCTAGGTGGTCGGCTTCTTCTGGCGCTTCCCACCACGCCATATAGAAACTCGGATCTATGGCTTCGCCACGAGCTACGCGTTGGCCGTACTGATAGAGCGAGTAAGCCACGCTATCTTGACCGGTCGAATCCGTTTTCACACCTGCGGTCGTAATAGAAAGCAACATCGGTTCCCGACGCGCACCCATACCTAGCGCCATAACATCGAACAAGTCACGATTAGGGGTCGCGTGTAACTCATCAAACACCACGAAAGTCGGTGACAAACCCTCTTTTGAGTAGGCTTCCGCCGACAAAACACGATAGATCGAACCGGTAGATACTACTTCGATAGCGTCACGATAAGTCCTAGTAAGTTCGCTTAGGTCAGGATTACTCTCGACAATTCGCTTCGCGTCAGCAAATACGATACGCGCCTGTTCCTTTTCCGCCGCACAAGAATAAACTTCGCCGCCATCATCGCCTAAAAACAGCGACCACAGCGCCAAGTTAGAGCCCAAAGCGCTCTTGCCGTTCTTTCTAGGCATTCCGATAAGCGCGGTTCTATGAATTAGCCTGTTGTTTTCATCTGTCGCAAAGACATCGTGAAGTAACTGCTTTTGCCAATCGCGTAAAACTAACTGGCTACCGGATCTGCCGGCAACCGTATCTTTAGTTACTAGGCCATAGCTATTTATGAAAGCGATTACCTGTTCTGCGCGAGTTAGGCCGCCATCTTCAACAGGCGTGACCCACTTTGGCGGCCATCCTTTATTCATTGACCCATCTGCTTTAGCTCGGCCAGCTTGCTCTGGCGTTTGACTTCTGCGAGGCCTAGCCGCGCACGATCGGCTGGCGATAATCCAAGTAACGCTAAGTTGCTTTGGATTTGCTTTTCTAGTTCGCGCAAACCGGCTCTAAGTTTTGGCCGGTCAGCGTTGCGATCCTGGAAAACTAAAGTTCTCAAAATAGTTCTTTCGTCTATCATCTCTGCGGTCATCATCATTAGTTCGATGTCGGCTTTAGGGCTTATCCAGTTCATACCAACTAGCCAAGTTCGATCCCAAAATTCACGACCCATCTTGCCTAGTGGCCTTAGCGGTTCGGGTACGCCAGAAGCCGCCTCTAGCGGAATAACCTCGCGACTATCCGGCAAAGCGCGTTTGCCTGGATTGCCTAGTCTGCGCTTTTCCTCTAGCGGTTTCGGCGGTCTACCAACTGGCATTATGAGTCCTAGAAAAGTTTCTTAGTCCAGGTTTCGGGAGTTTTCTCGTTGATAATTTCGATTGGCAAGTGATAGTGGAACTTACGCGATCCTTGCGCTTCGATCCAATCCACCAATCTAGTTAGGCCGGTCTTTAGATCTACGCTGGTTTTATAGTTCAGCAATCGCCTAGCTTTATTAGAAGAACATAACGCAATCTTTACTTCTTGCGGCCGGCCAGTTTTGTAGATCGGATCTAAGTCAAAGCCGATAATTTCTGCCAGCGTTGTCGCTAGTTTGTTGATAGTTATGTGTTCTTCGTCTGGGCCAATGTTGATAACTTCGCCTACGGCTTCTGGACTGTTACACGCAACCCATAGTGGCTCAACAACATCCTCAATAAAACTAAAACATCTTTGCTGAGTTCCGTCACCATAGATAATCGGTTGCTCACCGGACAGCATTCTATTCACCATAATCGAAGCAACATTACGGAATGGATCATCGAACTTCTGGCGTGGCCCAATGATGTTATGCGGCACCAAAATAATCCAATCCAAGTTATGAACCTCGCAAAGATTACGGACTAGCTTTTCGCTAGCTAACTTTGCTATGCCGTAAGGATCTTGTGGCCGCGCTTCATCGCTTTCATCGAATAGCTTGCCGCCGTGATCGCCGTATCGCGCCATAGAACTTAGATAGACGAACTTCTTAGCGCCGTTACGGATCGCCGCGGTAAGTGTATTTACCGTAGCTTGCGTAGTGTTAGCGACAACTAGGCTCGGACTAAAGACGCTAAGACCCTCGTAAGCTGTGCAAGCGGCGTGAATAACCATTTCAGATCCGACAAAAGCTGGCGTAAGCGCATCTAAATCGGTTGCTAGATCTAGGTTATAGAACTCTACGCCGCTCGGAATGTTACTTTCGTATCCACCGATTAGGTTGTCAATACCGACTACTTCGTGACCCTCGGCCAAAAACTTATCGGCTAAGTGTGAGCCAAGAAAGCCGGCTACTCCTGTAATTACTACTTTCATTTAGATTGTTCCTTTTGGTATGCGAGCGTGGGTAATGTTTTTTAGTCTTAGGTTGATAACATCGCCGGCCTTGTAGTAGATCGAACATAGATCCGGATACGCGGCGGCAATAGCTCTTAGGTGTAGTTCGTGTTCAGTTTTGCGGTCAGTTCCGCGTAGCTTTAGTTCGTCCGACATACCGCCTTTAGCAAATAGCTTGCTAACCGGCGCGATCCATTCGATACGAACTAGAGATCCGTTGGCAATAAAACTGCTGATTGAGTTTTCCCAATCTTCGCCGCTCGGACTTTCCATAACTCTTTTCCCTAGAACAGATGGATTACCAGCGTAATCACCATAAATTGTTCCATAAATTAGACGCAATCCAATAGTGATCTGATCTTTCATAAAGAAGCCGTTGGTAACTGGGTTGATTCCCCACATCTTCGCGCCGACTTTCTCGCTGGCGCGGAAGCCTAAGCTGACTAGCTCGTCAATAGTTCCGGAGTAATCGGCCATCTTTTCGCCGTCTTTTTGCTTTAGTGAATAAACATCATCAAGAACATTGAATAGTTTTGTGCCAGAGTCATAGTAATTGTGATAGAAGCGCTTGGCATTTAGTAGTCCTAGCTCGGCCACCACTATCTCGTATTTGCGGTCAATAGCTTCGCGATACTCTTTGTATTGCTCATCGTTCGCCACGAAAATAGTCACGCGCCGCGGATCCGTATCGTGTCTTTCGAGCGTGGCTAGCGTTGCTTTCCGCAAAGTTTCAATGCGGTTATAGCTAGGTATGGGTATTTGATAATCCATAGTGTGGGTTCTTTCGATGTTCAGTTTACAATGCGCGTATCGCCGTTAGATCTTCCTGTCTTGATCTTTTCTTTGATTGCTGTTAGGTCATCTTCGACCATACCAGCTTCGCGCTCGGCGCGCCGCTTGCGAGCCTCGCCAACTTCTACGGCGTAAGTGTGGCAATCTTTCATACCTCGCTTAGCGTAGAACACTATCGAATAGCGGTAGCCATCTTTAGTTCTAGGCTTTAGCGGCGTAACTCCATGAACATACGCATAACCATTGAACCAAAGCGCATAACCATCGCGGCAGTTGATCGTAATGTCATATTCCGGCATATGTAAGTTTCCGCCGTCCATACCTCTACGAATTACCGGCATAGCTGACCAGGTGTCAAAGTTAGATCCGTCGCGGTGATAAGGCAAAGCTGAACTCTGGTTGATAACACCAGAAGTCCATAGCGCGTCCTCGGTCATACGCCACTCTGGTAGCACCTGAGAAACTTCGCGGTAGTCGTGTTCAAAAACTTCTGGCAGTTGTTCGCGTAGATAGTTCCCTAAAATTTCGGCGGTGTTATTTAGGGTCATTTGCGCTTCTGGGTTTTCCCAAGATAGCGAAGTCGGAGTGCAGGCTTCGCGTTGTAAGACGGCCGAGCGATTAGTAAATCCAAAGACGCGGCTATTGTTTCGCGTTCCGCTAGCGCGTAGCGTGGTCGAGTATTCAGTTTCTAGAACGGCCTTGCGTAGTTCTGTGACTGGCGCAGGGTAAGGCGCATAAACCAAGATTGCTTCACCGGTATCGGCGTCGCGATAGATCCCTGCTTCATTGACATTGACTTCGCTATCCTCAACAGTCACGCCAACGACCTTATCGGCTTCTTCCTTAGACAAGACCCTCTTGATAAAAAACTCTGGTAACTTACTCACTCAGTTTCTCCCTCACTAGCGCGGCGATCGTTTCCGCGTTGTCCTCGGTGTCGTATTTCTTGCCGAGGGTTTTTAGATCCTCTATCATTTTGCCATACTCATCGTTTGGGTAGTAGAGAATTATCGCACGAACAGCGCGGTTGGCGTAACGCTCTAAGAACTCTGCGTAACTGCTATCTTTCTTCACTTGTAAGTTTGCGTCTATGCTTCGCTCGGTATCGGTTTCTGGTGCGGCGGTTGCGGCGATAGATCCAACCTGCTCATCTAGCAAAGCAACAAAATCGTCATAGTCGCTTTGACTGAAACCAGTCGCGCCTAGATCTATTGGGTCAATGTCCGCTAGCGCATCTACTAGCGCCTCAACATTCCACTCGCCTAGCTGACCAATGCGGTTATCGGCAACGGAATAAGCGGTGGCGGTAGCTTCGTCATCATCTACCCACACGACCGCGATCTGTGCCCAGCCAAGTTGCTTCGCGGCGGCTAGTTGGTGATTGCCGGCTATGACCTCACGCGTGGCGCGGTTGGCGATGATCGGCTTGCGCTGGCCAAAGCGTTCGTAGCTTTTACGGATAGCTTCGATGTCACCTACGCGTGGGTTTTTTTGGGCCGGCTTTAGGCTCTCAACGGCCGTAGCAAGGGGCAAAAGGTCTTGGGTGATGTAATGGGTCATTCGTTCTCCTAGAGGCTTCTAAAGGCGTTCTACGGCCTGTTACAACAGGCTATCACTAACTACCAAAAATTGGTTAGTTTCGCGGCTATACCTGTCCAGCCAAGGGCTTGGGGGGTTTAGATTAGCCGCCTGTGTAGGAATTACCCCACTCCCGGTGTTATTCCGGTAGGGGTTTGTTGCCTCGTCTGCTATTACAGGATCTATGTGCGGCAAGCAAAGGCGAGCGCGGATCTCCGGGAATTAGGTGATCAGCTGTCCAGGGGTCGTTATGCCTGGGGCCATCGCCGCACAAGTGGCAGTAGGTAGCGTTCTCTCTAACTTTCTTTGCGAGCTTGACATAATCACCTGAATACAACAAGCGTTTTGGTTTGGTCTTGTATTTTCTTTTTGGTCTAGTTGCCTCGATAACCCTTGACCGCTCAGCTTGGTGTTCATCGCACCGACTGGCGTTAGTGGTTAGCGTGCCGCATTCTAAGCAGGGTCGGGGAAACCGGACGCCGCTCATTCCTTACTTGCCCATCCCTTGCCGTTGAATTGGATTGTGGTGGCTTGGGGTACTCGCCTCATCCGTTCTCCACATTCGGGGCATAGGATCTCCGGATCGTCCTTGATTGAGTGTGCGACTTGCTTAGTGTGTTGGGCACTATCCCCATAGGTATAAACAGGCATACCTAGAGTTTATAGACTGTTCCGCTAAATCTCTGGTCTGGGTATAGCAGATAGACAACCAGTCCGGGATCGCTATCGTCACCGAAGTTCTGTCGGTACCAGTCTGAGCCGTTGTCTAAGGTTGGCATTTGAATCCACCATTTAGATCGGCCAGCCTTGCGGCCGGTTTCCGTAACTCGTAGGTGATGGTAGTGGCCGGTGTTTAGGATTGTGGCCTCGCCTACGGCCTGATCGCCGTGGCTTTGACCGCGCCACCAGTTAGGTATGTTCTCTGGCCTATTGACCTGATGACCGTGAGCCAGACCTAGCACCTCGTCATAGACAGGGATTGCTAGTGACTCATCGTAGGGCTGTGGCTCAAAGAACTTGATTGGCGTGTTAGTTTCCTTAGCTAACCTAGCTAGCTGGCGCTGTATGTGGATACCCCAATCGTCTAGGGCGTTCCCTAACTTATCCTTGCCGCGCCGCCATTGACAGTGATTAGATCCGACTGCCGCGGCCGTAACATTACCGGTTAGCTTGGCTAGGAGCTTTAGGGTTTCCCATTGAAAAGTTGCCTCTAGATCTACCTGCTCCATTACGGATAGATCGTTCGTAAACATTTGGCTAGCCACATTCTCGAATCCCTCGATACTGTCGCCAACATTTAGGAACACCGCGGCTTCCGGTTTATGTTGCTTGATGAAAGCCTCTAGTGCTTGCTGTTTGCTTTGGATCCTAGCGATTAGATCCGTAGTGTTGCCTCGCGATCCGGTCTTGCCGGTCTGGGTATCTGACCACCCGACCACAATCGTACATTTGTTAGGTTTTAGATCGGCCGGCTTATGAGCCTTGGCGCGTGACCAAAGTAGCTTTAGATCCTCGCCGCCGCCAACCTTTAGGCGAAAGTGAAAGCGGTAGCTAGTTAGCCACTCGCCATCGTATCGTTGCCATTTGCTAGTGCGCGGTGTTCCTACGACTTCGTATAGATCCGCGTCAAATCCAGCCTCGGTTAGAAACTCCGTAAAGTTAGCTGAGCTGGTCAGGCCAGGGGTTACGGCCGTTCCCTCAGTTCCGTCAAACTCAACTGCTGGTTTGCCGAATGGTTGTTGCTCGATCTTTGGCGCTGGTTCTAGATTTTCTAGCATTAGCTCAGTCTAATTCTCACACCGACATTCGCCGGCTCTGTGCCTAGCTATTGTCGTATCAGCGATCTGTATTCCTTTAGATCGTAAGGCTCTAGATAGTGGGCTGTGACCCCACTTGTCCGTATCGTCTAGAGCTTCTAGAAGTATTTTTTGGTCTTTGACTTCTAGATCGGCCAGCACTGTTGCGACCTTACAGGTTAGTAGTCTGTGTGGTGGTGGTGTTAGATCTTCTAGCATTTTCTTTACTCCGCTCTTGTTCCGCTTTGAACTTGCCGCGTCTTAGACCGGTTTGATAACCGGCCATATAGTAATCCTCTAGTTCCTGTTCTTGATTGTTTTTATGTATAGCTAGCATTACGCCGAAGCCTAAGGCGAAGCCTAACAACACGCCCATAGCGAGCGCGAACCAAATTTCAATACTCATCTTTGCCCTTTTCGTTGATCCATCTAATTAGAACTAATAGAACCCAATAGCCAATGTAAACATAGGAAGCTACTAGCAAAGCAAACACGCCCAACCAAATCAAGATCTCCATTAGTCCTCGGTTAGTTCGTATTCGTAAGTTTTTACATTTTCGTCTGGCGCAAAAGTTAGGCGCGTAATGTTCGTGCCACACCTCTCCGTAAGGATCTCTAGCGCCAGCATCCAGGTTTTAGATCCGCTAAACACGCCATTACCCTCGCGGTGATAGATAGTCACCGCGTAGTTGCCCTCGTATCGCCGGTCTAGATTGAAAGCCGAGATGTCCCAGATCGCGCTATGGCTCATCCGCATAACTGGCTTTCGCGTCGCGTCACGCTTGCCGGCTTCATAGCCACAGCAAAAGTGTTCAATACAGTTACAGTCATTATTCGGTTGTTCCATTTTTGCGTACCTGCCATTTCTTGTAGATGAAGTGCCACTCGGCAAAGACTAAGTAAATTACCGTCAGTCCGATTATGCCGGCGAAGATAAGGCCTAGCGCTACCAAGATTGCTATTGCGTATTCAAAAATCATTTGATCGTTTCGTCCTTTATGTAGTCTTTGATGTCGCCGATGTAAGCGTATTCGCCGTGTTCAGAATCCATAGCTAATTCGTCTAGGATCCGCATTACTCTTTTCTCTGCGTCACGCTTGCCGGCGTCTACGCCGCTATTGAAAGCGACCACGCTAGACCGGGCAATTAGGTCGTTCAATTCACTCATCGCTTATCCCTAGTCTGTTCACGTTCGTCCAAATAATCGCATTCCGTCCGCTTGCTGTTTTAGCTAGGCGGCCGGAGTTGAATAGATAGTGCTCTTGGGTTAGTTCAGCGCGGCGCGATCTTACGCCGGATGAGCTAGCCATTGGTGCGTCACCACTAGACATATACCGGCAGTATTGCGCGTAAAGTTCTTCGTCCGTTAGGTATCCGAACTTGTCGAATAGCCAGAGAATAAATCGCTTTGTTGCGGTTAGATTGGTGACCGAGGCGGCCGCTTCGTGGCTCGTAATCGGATCAGTCGTTCTTGCGTGTGGCATAGTCCTCTCCTGTTAGTACGGTTTCAATGCTTTCTTTTGTTACAAAGATCCGGCGTGGGCCTTTTACGATCGCCGGTAAGTAGCCGGTGCGGATCCAGCGATACACCGTGTTTAGGTGTGCGCCAGTTAGCTCTGCGGCTTCTTTAGGTGTGTATAAATCTTTTGTTAGTTGGTTTCCCACGCGTCTAGCCTTTCTTTTAGTTCGTTGCGGCACATTAGCCACTCTTGTAGCTTTAGGTAACTCTCTTGTAGATTTTCGACATTTAGATCGTGCTTAGCGCGTTCTAACGCTTCATCTACCTCATTAGCTAGCCGGCCTGAAAGTTGGCTAAGTTCTAGTATGGATTTTGCTTGCTCTAGTTTTCTCATTAGTTGTCCTTTGCGTATTCGGCCGCTAGTTCGCGACCGGTGAAGATTGCCCATCTGATCCTTTTAGGTTCTGCTAAGTGATCAGGGCAGTATGCGGTGTTAGTTGTTACTGGTTCGGCTTTGCCGTCATCGAAGATCCGGTAAGTAGTAAAAGTCGAGCTATGGTTCCAAAAGATCGCGTGGCCATCAAAACTACCAACTAACCATTCGTGTTCCATTAGATCGGCCAGGGTTTTCATAGCGGCATCCCGAACATTAGTCGAACTAACAGTTCCGGGATCGCGTGAAGTGCTACTAATACTAGAAATAACACACCGGCCATTAGTACGATCCCAACCGGCCTGCGGATTGTTAGCCAGATCTTCATTAGGCGTCCAATCTTTGGTCAATTAGAAACTTCGCATCTTTTAGGGTTTTGGTGCCGGTTAGGTTTCGTAGCGAAATCCAGCGGCCGTCAATCTTTTCGATTTGGTAGCCTCGGTAGTTATACGATCCGCCGCCGGCCATAGTTCTCTTTGCCTTGTTCATCTTTAGTCCTTTCGTTTTAGCTTTTTTAGCTTGTAACTACTTTAGCGCGGTTTAGATCCTTTTCGGCTACTTTTAGTCGGCTTTTCTGTATAACTTTTTGATAACGGAACGACCCGAATAATTACGCTGGGTTCGCCGTATTGCTTAGTCGCGTGCCACTCTATGATCTGGGCATCGTCCTTTAGATAGCCGGCGTCTATGCTCAAAGCGTCCCCAATAGCTCTCTGGAGCTTGTCTAGGTCGGGTGGAACAGTCGGGTAATCCCTTTTAGCGCTTTCGGGCTTTTGGAGCTGAAATAAGACTGTTACGCTCACCGGATCCGTAAGTCCAGGGCTACCCACTTGATCATTTACGACCTTGGCGATCCGCTCACGCCACTTCTTTAGCTTGGGATTTTTGCTCACGATCCGGCCGCCGCCGACGTGCCGCATAGATCCTTGCGGTATGGGTTGCCCTGGAACTACGAACTCGTCCATTAGAACGGCGCGTCTGCCTTAGCGTTTTTGTATAGCTCAATAGTTTCGGCGCGAACTTCTAGGGTTATGCCCTTAGATCCGTCACGCTTGTCGTATTTCTTGGTTTTTAGCCGGCCTTTTACGGTTACGCGCTGATCCTTTTCAAAGCCTGGATCTCCGATAACCGAAAAGTAATCGTAGCCAGCCGTTGTCCATTCTCCGCTTTCGGATTGCTGGCGCTGAGCGTGGGAGATGTCATAAACAGTTCCCCACTCGAACTTCTTTACTTCGTTGATGTAACCTGAGAACTCAATTTGAATAGCCATCTTGGGTTCGTCCTCTCTGTTTTATGTGTTCAGGGTTTATACAGTCACGATGATTGCAGGTGCGCTCACCGGGCATAAATAACTTGCCATCGTGTATCGGGTTGTCATTTTCGTCAAAATCGCCGCGCCAAGCTAAGCACACTTCGCCTTTTCCATAGCGAATTATGTGCTCAACCCTCACGCGACAATCCCTACAAAGATCACGCTTGCCCGATCGCTTCGTGGGGAGATCGCGGTTGATTCCACAACGGAAACATACGCGTTCTTCCACAAATCTAGACTAGTGCTACTAGCTATCATTTTCCACCGCTTTAGACTTAGCAAAACACCTTAGGCAAAGCGCCGGATTAGATCCGTGAGCGCATCTAGGCGCTGGTACGGCCATTTTCGCTATGGCCTCTTGCTCTCTTAGGTACTGTTCAGAGGCTAGGCGCTCTTTAGCGGCCTTTTCAGCCCTAATTGCTACCAGATCCTCAGGCGTCTTTTCCCGAGCCGGCAGATCCTCGTCTAGCCATCCCTCGCGGTTTAGCCAAGTGGTCGGATGGGGTATGAACTGAACTGGCGGCAGGTTAGGGTCGTTAGCGAACCGGCGAGCGCCGGCTACCGCGTGGCATCCGTCCTCGCCTAGCTTTAGAAAGACCTTTCTAGCCGTAGCCTTGCCCACTTTGCGTGGATAGGCATCCCAGAACTGGTCGAACCAATCGTCATATACTTTCTTTCTTTCAGTATTCTTTGAATTAGTATTCTTATGTATCGGGTTTCCCGATGACGGAAAAGCCGATGACGGAAAATCCGATGGGTCGGTAGTCCGCCAAACGGCCTCGCCAAAGCGGTTCTCGATCCGGCTTTGGGAGCGCTCTAAATAGCCGGAACTTTCTAGTTCTTTGACCGCTGACCGGATTAAATCCGAGCCGCAATCATTGGCCTTGGCTAGCTGACTAATCGAAACTGACCAACCTGGACTGTGACTTAGCAACTGAGCTAGTAGCCCGATTGCCTTCAGGCTCAGCCGACTATCTCTTAGCCAAGAGTTCGGGATCTGGGTGAATTGACTATCGAATGAGTGATTGCCTCTGATTATCGGCATTGGTTGTCCTTTCCATTTTTTGATACTCCTTATAAACCGCTTCTCGTAATTCTCTTGATAACTCCGGCGCAATACGGCTACGCTCTTTAGCGTTTCGTAATCCCTGTGTTCCTGTTCGACTACCACGTGGAGCCGCTTCGTGGCAATCGGATCCGGGTGAGCAAACTGATCTAGGTTTCCAATTAGGGACAGTTCCCCATAAATCAGTCGGCTTTTGGCGCGTATCGCCATATTGGCAGTAAGTTATTGTGACTCTATCCAATCCCTGAACTGGGGGTAACTTTCTCAACATTCCTCGTGGATTTTCTATAAGGAATCCGAAGCGTGGGGTCAGGGCTTCTATTAGTTTTCGAGTGTGCCAAACTATCTGTTGATTGTAATTAGCCTCGTAGGTTTTCGGTAAAGGCTGACCGGTCGAATTATCCCAATGATGGCCGATACTTGCTACGCTAAAGGCCGTACAGGGTGGAGATGCCCAAATAAAGTCAGGCCGACCATACTTTGCGACTAAGTATTCTGGGGTCAAGTCCATAATGTCGCAATGTTCATCAGCCTCAAAAAAAGTGTCTAATTCGAAACGAATCACAGTATCGCCTGCTTCCTCGAATCCAGCGGTGCTCGAACCAGTTCCGCTAAAGAAATCAAAAATTAGCATTTTTAGTGTCCTTTACTATTGCGATTAGGTAAGCCGGTGACCATAAGGCATCGCGGCGATAATTTAGTAGTTTCTCTAGCTCGGCAAGTATCCGTTCGCGCTCGCGCTCTGCCCCTTGCGTTCGGTAGTATTCACGAGTTGCTTCACCTGGGGTTTTTGTTTCCATTGGTTGTCCTTTCAAATGTTCGGTATGCCATTGTTGCTGTCTTATCCCTAGCGCCGCCGGCGTAACGGCCGGCGTGATAGTAGATCTTGATTAGTTTTTCGTGATGTTCAGCTAGATCCTTATTAGTCAGGATCGCGTAGCCGTCTTTCTGTAAGGCCACCTCGCGCATCCACCGCGCTATGGCCTCGATACTTGTCCTTTTCAATGTTCTCC